GAGTAGTAGGAGAAAAGATAGCTAACATCGGATTGGATTACGTAAATGGTAAGTCTCACAGCCTAGAAGCTATACGTAATATAATCACAGACTATCAAGATGACTTCATGCCTAACCTCAAGGTTGAATGGGATGACATCAGCATGGATACACTACTCAAAATGAACCAACAGCAAGCACAATGGAAGTTTAATATTCCTAGCCTTGGTCGCAGAATAGAAGGCGTGAGTGGGGGGCATTTAATTATGGTAGGTGCAAGACCTAACACAGGAAAGACAAGCTTCCACGCCTCTCTTATAGCCTCTGAAGGGGGGTTCGCTTCTCAAGGTGCAAAATGTATGGTGTTAGTCAATGAAGAATCCTACGATAGAGTAGGTGAAAGGTACATGAATGCAGCTACAGGAATGACAAGTAAACAGATCGTAGCTAACCCACTTAAAGCTGCACAAAAGTACAACCCTGTACTAGATCAGCTTGTACTAAAAGATACCACTGGTAAAACTATGGAGTGGGTTGAAGCTGTCATCAAAGGATACAAACCAGATATAGTTGTACTAGACATGGGTGATAAGTTTGCTTCACGTACTAGTGATAAGTCTGATGTCTATCTAAAGGATGCCGCCATTCATGCACGTAACATAGCTAAACAGTATGACTGTGCTATCTTTTATATGTCTCAGTTATCTGCATCAGCACAGAATGTGGTCAACGTAGATCAGTCCATGCTTGAAGGTAGTAAGACAGGTAAAGCCGCAGAGACAGACTTGATGATACTCATATCAATGAACAGAGTAGACTACGACAGTGGTGAAAAAGATCCAGAGAGACACTTGATTATATCTAAGAATAAGTTACAAGGTGGATGGCATGGTCGCATAACAGTTGAGTTAGATGGAGATACAGCTAGATATTCAGCATAGATATAAAGGAACACTAAATGCAATTAGATCTTTTTAAAAATCTGCCGCATAAAATAGAAGGCTTATCTAAAGTTTGCAAAAAATGTAATATTTTAAAGCCTATAAGTTCTTTTAGACTCTATCGTAGAGCTACAGGAGATCGTAATTCTAGAGACAGTAAATGCAAAGACTGTTCTCGTCACGCAAACGAAGTAATAAAAAAACTCAGAGCCATTTCTCCAACACCAGAAGGACATTGTGAGTGTTGCCATGTAAAGACAGATAAACTTGTATTAGATCATTGTCACGATACTGAAGTGTTTAGGGGTTGGTTATGTCCCACTTGCAATCTTGGTATAGGAGTTTTAGGAGATACACTTGAAGGTATTAATAATGCACTAAATTATTTAAATAAAACACATAAGGAGATAATAAACAAATGAGACTAGTACTAGATGTAGAAAACACAGTAACAAAGAGAGTTGGTATGACACACCTTGATCCCTTTGAGCCTACAAATACATTGACACAGGTAGGTATACAGAACCTAGATAACTCTGATGAGCAGTACGTTATGACGTTTGATCACGTTGACTATCAAGACATATCAGGTGACCGGGCAAGACAACTACAAGCTGTGTTAGATAACGCTACTCTAGTGGTAATGCACAACGCACAACACGACTTGATGTGGCTGTGGGCTAGTGGTTTTAAGTACGATGGTGACATATATGACACAATGTTAGCTGAATATCTTCTACTTAGGGGTCAAAAACGTCCTCTGAGCCTTGAAGCGTGTGCAGAGTATCGTGAATTAGATCATCAGAAGGACGACACGCTCAAGAAATACTACAAAGATGGGTACAATACGAATGAGATACCTATAAAAGAGCTAGATCACTACCTAAGATGTGATTTAAATGCAACTGCGTCACTATATCACAGTCAAGAAAAGGACTACGCTACTGCTGAAAGTCAAACCTTGCACAACGTCAGAGACATAACCTTCAATGTATGCAAAACACTTACTCGTATGTACATGAACGGCATAAAGATTGATGCAGATGTCTTGCAGAGTGTACGCAAAGAGTTTGAAGATGAGAAGGTAGCGATAGAAGACAGGCTCAATCTTACAGTACGCAAGTACATGGGTGACACACCAATCAATCTCAACAGTGGTGAACAAATGTCTAAAGTGTTATTTAGTCGCACCCCCATTGACAAAAAAACTTGGGTGGATACATTTGAGTCTATATCACCTGAAGAGTTTAAAGATACACTTAGTACTTACAGTACTATACTAAGTAAAACTAAAGCTAAGATGTGTTTTAAGTGTAAAGGAAAAGGTAAAGTATTTAAAATAAAGAAAGATGGTAGTAACTTTAAAAAGCCTAGTGGTTGTCCAGACTGTAATGCAAAAGGATACTTACTGTTAAACACAGGAGTTGTAGCAGGGTTTAAGTTATCACCTAGAGATAAGTCGTGGGTAAATGCTAATGGTTTCAAGACAGGTAAAGACAGTCTCGACATACTTATCAGTACAGCACGTAACAATAAAATGAATGAGGCAGTATTGTTTATACAAGACGTTAAGAGATTATCTGCACTAACATCGTACCTATCTACATTCGTAGAGGGTATCAGTATCTTTACTAAGCCTGATGGTTTACTCCACGTTGGACTGACACAACACATATCAGCTACAGGTAGGTTCAGTGGACGCAATCCAAATATGCAGAATATGCCTCGTGGTGGTACGTTCCCTGTAAAGAAAGTATTCGTATCACGATGGGAAGGTGGACACATCTTGGAGGCTGACTTTGCACAGCTAGAGTTTCGTGTAGCCGCACATTTATCTGAAGATAAGACAGCCATTGATGAGATTAACACAGGGTTTGATGTGCATAGTTATACAGCTAAAGTTATTACGGATGCAGGTCAGAAGACATCACGCCAAGAAGCGAAGGCTCATACATTTGCTCCTCTCTTTGGGGCTAGTGGTTACGGCAGGAGCAGAGCAGAAGCCGCATACTATACACACTTCAACGATAAGTACTCAGGTATAGCTACGTGGCACAAGTCTCTCGCTAAAGAGGTACTTGCTACAGGTAAGATAACTAATGTGTCAGGTAGGCAGTATGCATTTCCTAATACACAACGCAGAGCAGGTGGTAAGGTTACTCACTTTACTATGATTAAGAACTACCCTGTTCAAGGACTAGCTACAGCAGACATTGTGCCTGTAGTAGTAATGGAACTAGAAGAAAGACTAAGACCTTTACAGTCTTGTCTTGTTAACACAGTACACGACTCAGCCGTAGTTGATGTACACCCAAACGAGAAGGAGTATGTGCTACAGATTATACGAAATTTAAATGAAGACTTAGATAAAATAATACACGAAGCCTATGGAATAGAGTTGTGTGTACCAATGTTACTTGAAGCAAAAATAGGTAATAATTGGCTTGACACAAAAGACGTAGTATAGTAAAACTATAGGCTCTTATAACTTATGAAAGGTAAGATAATATGAATACAGAAATAACAGTTGCCACAGAAAATGGTATGTCTATGTCAGAGATGATGGGTGTATCTATTGGTGAAGGTGGTAAGAAATCTTCTAGCCTAGCTAGGATGACTCAGATACACTCAGGTATCATGGGTAACATGAGCGTAGAGGGCAAGTCTATTAAGACAGAAGTTGTGCCATCTGGTGCATACAAGTTGGACTTAGGTGAAGGTAAGGTTGCTTACAGCACTAACCCTTCAGTCAGAGTGTTTGTCATACGACAGCAGTGGACACGATGGGATAGTGAGTCTAATCAAATGCAAAAGACTGTGCTGTCTATTGATCTCAAGGGTGATCTCAAAGATAACGTAGGTGGGTTTAACATTGGAAGACCTACAGGTTACGTTCAAGATTGGGATGGTCTACCTCAAGCTACAAAGGAACTAATGAGACAAGTAAAGAAAACTAAAGTTATCTTTGGTACAGTTACTTTGTCTGATCCTGTAGATGAATCGGGTCAACCTCTATCTGATGTTGGTACTGATATACCATTCATTATGGACATCAAGAACAGAGATAGCATCAAAGCATTGGATATAGCAATCAAAGAAATATCTAGAAAGAATGCACTGCCTATAAACTACAACATATCATTAACAGCTAAAGAGCATACGCTTCCTACAGGAAACACATACTCTTCTATAGTTACACAAGTAAATGATAAAGTAGAGATTGCAGACTCTGATAATGATATCCTTAAAGGATTCTTTGAGTGGGTAACTTGGTCTAATGGATATGTTCTTGATCAATGGGCTACCAAGAATGGTGGTGGTGCATCGGAAGGAATGTCTGAGATTGTAGCTAAAACTATGAAGAAAGACTTAGATGATGCTGACTTTGTAAAC